GAGCAGAAGGAAGGAGCGAGTGCAAACGTCAATAACGATGCCGAGAACAGATTCTTGTGCGGTGCCCATTGGGTGTTCCGTTGATTACCTTAGTATTATAGGGCATCTGGGGTCAGGTGTCAAGAGGTCAATTGGGTAGTTATCTTCAAGTATCTTCAGATTCCAAAGTATTAATTGGATTTATATTTACTGGCAAAATTTGCTGATTTAATGCCTGAATGTAAAGTTGTTGATTTGATTGATTTGCCCTCACAACTTCATTTCTAAAACTTTCCACCGCAGCACCAGTTTGATTTGATTTCTGTGCGATTTCCACTGCCATAAAAGGCATCCATGTTACGGCACAACCCCATTCATCCACTGGTTCTCCTGTATTTGGATTTGTGCCCCTTATCTGCGTATACCAAGCACATTTTAATCCAACACAATCTTTCTTGATGAGAGGGCAGAAATTACCCTGCTTAATTTTTGCCATAATACTTTAAAATTTAAATCGGTTGTTTTGGCCAGTCTGGATGATTCAAATCAACAACTAGAGGTTTTGGATCTGAAATTTGTTCTGGCAAATTTCTAAGATTTTGTCTATAAGTCTTCCACAATAATTTAGCAGAGTCTGATAATGGACTGTCATTCCCCTGTGTCCAATCAGAATTAGTTAAAAGTCCATCTCTTCTTCTTCTAAATTCTTTCCAATAATCTCTATTGTTTTCTATTTCCTGCTGAACTTCTTTAAGTCTATTAAGTTCATTCTGATGATCAATAATTGCTTGTTCAAAAATACCCAGTTCTGTTATTCTTTCATTATTGTCAATATCAGTATATTCAATTTCTCCCCATTCCCCATACCACTGAACAGCATGAATATTTGATGGAATCCAAGACAAGTCTTGATCTATTTCAGATAAGTAATTTCCATCAATAACAATTGATTTATTTGGAACAATAATAGCAAGTCTCATATTATTTAATAATTGTAAATCCATCCAGTACAGATATATTTAGTTTGATTTTTGGGAGGATACCCTCTATGAGCATAAGTCCAGGTAGCAGGAAAAATTAGCATTTTTCCAGTCTCGGGTTGAATTTTTCTACCATTGACAAATTCAGTGTAACCGTCGTTTTTGATAGTATTCAAATACCATATGTAAGTTAAAATTCTTCCGCCCAAATTTTCCGAATTATGAAAATCATCATGCCAGGTATAAAATCCACCCGGAACAGTTTTTTGTATCTGATATCCTGTATCGGATGTTTTTCTATATCCCATAAAAGGTTTTGCCTCTTTTGGAATAAATTTTAGATATTCTTTTACATTTTTTCTCAAAATCTCACACAAAATATTATCTTCTTCTCTCCAAATATCATAGTGACTTATTTTTAAGTCCATGGACTGCTTAATATCCATATCCAGTCCATGTCCAACAACTCCTTGAACTTTTTCATTACTTTGTTCAAATTTATCAATTAAATGATCACAAAACTTTTCAGACAAAACATTTTTTTTAACCCATATAAAATTATTCATATAATATTAATATTACTCGCTATTGTTACTCTATTTGAATTTTTCTCAGATGGATTTACTCCATGCGCTAAATTTGAAGTGAAGATGACGTATTTACCTTTCTCTGCAATTATATCATAATCTGAAGACCATTCTATAAATTTTGAAAGTTTTGATCCAATCTCCCTGAGTTTAAAATTGGATGGATAAAAAGAAGTAACATCACCATCAGTAAGAAAATATATCATAGACAAATCCGCTCCTGGATGACGGTGAGATGCCATATATGATGTTTTGTCATAACAATTTGAAAAAGAAAAAAGATTAAATCTTAAATTAAATTCATCAGAATGTTCTAAGAGAAAATTTTTTACATATTTTCCAATAATATTTGTATATAATTTATAGTCTATTACATTAACTCTAAAATCACTTTTTACCGATGAACGAATGATATTTTGATTTTCAAAATTATTACTTATTATTTGGTTTAAATAATAATCTTCTATGATTTTTTGATCTTCATTTGAAATTTTTGACTCAAATAAAAATTCATTAGGAAATAATTTAAACATTAATTTTTAGAACATAAAATAATATCAATATATTGTACCGCAAAATCCATAGAAGATCCAGAAAAATTAGCAGTATTGTTGTGAGTGTGAGATCCCCCACCAAAATTAGTGTCTGTCCTTGTTCTTAATCTTACACCACCACCACCAGTGTTACTGATAGCATCATATGGAAAATTGCCAAGAGTGGTGTATGAACCCTGTCCAGCAATTTGGTCGTCTGAACCAAATTCGTGAGTGTGTGATGGTATTTGACTATTACTCAGGGTAAAAGAATTATTTGTAACTGAGACAGAACCAGAAGGAGTCCTAGAAGCAAAAACACTGGTAAAAGCACTAGAACCACCAGATCCACCACCAGTTCCACTTACAACACGGAGAGACTTATCATTATGTGTTGTCTGTTTAGTCCATCCAGTTGGAGCATTTCCTTGGTAAAAAAGCATTACAGATCCTGAAGGAATATCTGATGCTGATGTAGTGGCACCACTAACATCTACCCAAGCACCACCATCTCTTATTTTTATTGCCATAAGATATACTAACTAATTCCTAAAAGTACTTTAAGTTCTTCAATACTTAAAAATTCCTCTTTTATTTATGGTTTAATATTTAATGAGTGCAAGAAGTGCAATCCAATCTGGGTGATTTTCATCCAAAACCAGTGGTTTAGGGTCACTAATGTTTTCTGGAAGATCTCTCAGTTGTTGACGATAATTTTTCCAAGCAAGTTTTTGTTCTTCTGTCAATGGAGCATCAGGAATTTGTGTCCAATCAGAATTTAAAAGTTTAGAATTTCTTATTAGTCTAAGTTCTTGCCAATAATCTCTTGCTGCTTCTTTTTCCTCTTCGAATAGAATTTTCTCATCTTCAAGTCTTTGTTTTTCATTGTTAAAATCTACGATTGCTTGTTGATATATACCAAGTTCTTCTATTCTTTGATTTGAAGAATAATTTTTGAATTCTACTTCTCCCCAAGTATCATACCATTGAACGGCATGAACATTTGAATCAATCCAAGATATATCTTGCTGAATATCTAAAATAACTTCTCCATCAATTGAAATTTTTTTATCTTCGGGTATAATTGATATTCTCATTGATTTGAATCTGGTAATGTATTTATTGGATTATTTGATAAAGTGACTTGTGTTGGCATTACTTTTTGTTGTATAGAATTAATATAAAGTTGTTGATTTTTTTCACTTGTTTTTACAACCTCATTTCTAAAGGACTCTACTGCTGCTCCAGTCTGTCTTTGTTGTTGAGAATTTTCAATTAAAAGTATTGGCATCCAGGTGATTGCACATCCCCATTCATCAACTGGTTCTCCAGTATTGGGATTTACTCCTCTAATTTGAGTAAACCAAGAGCACTGAAGTCCTATACAATCTTTTTTAATTAGAGGGCAGTATTTTCCTTGTTCAAGTTTCATAGTTAAAAATTAATCTTTCTGACATATTATAGCATCAACATACTGAACTGCAAAATCCATTGTACCTCCAGTGAATCCATGACTGTGAGATCCATTGCCCCCGGTCGATCCTGTGTTCGATCCCGTTCCGGTATTGGTTATATAATTAAAATTTTTAACAAACGCACCAGCATTAAGGTTATCTGATGCAGTATTTCTCATAGTGTGCGTGTGAGATGGCATTTGACTAATCGTAAGCGTATGAGCATCAACACTACCTGTAGTAGTTCTGGAAGCAAAAACACTGGTAAAAGCAGTAGAACCACCAGATCCACCACCAGTTCCAGAAACTATTCTTAATGCTTTATTGTTATGACTTGTTACTTTAGTCCATCCAGTTGGAGCACTTGCTTGGATAAAAAGAATTGTAGATCCTGAAGGAATAACTGAACTACCAGATGCACCAGATGCATCAGAAGTATCATACCAAATATCACCGTCACAAACACCCGTTGGTTCAGTCTCTTGCACATAACGAATACCATAAGCATTACTGTCTTCACCAATTGTAATTGTTGTGATTCCAGCATTAGTAGCAGTTGTTATTGGATTTGTACATCCATAGTTCTCTTGTACAACATCTACATCCGATAATATTCCTCCACCACCACCATCAGCAACAGCAGAGATAGTAAATCCACCAGATGCTACTGGATCTATGGTTATGTTAGTTCCAGCGGTGATTAAAACATCATCATTTGCGGAACCATCACTAAGTCTTAGAATAGCATTAGACCCACTATCTACTGCTTCTAATGTGTAAGTCTTACCAGCAGCACTAGTTGCACTTAATGTAGTTCCAGAAATCTGCAATCCACTACCAACGGAAAGATGAGTGGCTTTTGACTCGCTATCATCCCAGAAGAATATTCTATCTGCACCAGCATCATCAGCAGAAATAGTTCCACCACTTACACTAATTAAATCTGAGATAGTGGAGTCTGGTGCTAATCCAGCACCAGCAACAGCAGAAATAGTAAATCCACTAGATGCTACTGGATCAATAGTAATATTAGAACCAGCAGTAATTGTTACATCGTCATTAGTGCTTCCATCACTCAATCTTAGAATGACATTATCACCACTATCTACTGAATCTAGTGTATAAGTTCTATCTATTGAAGATAATTGCTGCCACTGTGGAGCATTAGATGAATTATTATAAGTTAGAACATATCCATTTGCATTAGGTTCTGTTAAAAATACAGTGCTTCCTGGAGCATCCTGATAAGGAATACTTCCTGCTGCACCACCAGAAAGATTATTTGCCGTTTGTGCTGTACCTGCAGAAATGTCTCCGACTGATATCCAAGAAGGTGCTGAAGTTCCATTGGATTGTAATAATTGTCCTGAAGAACCGTTAGGTATGAATGCGGTAGTGTTTGCTGCTGTTTGATAAGGTATTTGTGAAGCACTACCACCTTTAAGATTGGTAGAGATTCCTGCATTATCGGCATAATTTGCTGTTGCTACATTAGCATTTCCAAAATCGATATTGATATTAGATGCTGATGTTATTCTACCTTTACTATCTACAGTTACAATACCTACTTGTGTAGAAGAACCATAAGATCCTGCAACAACACCAGTACTCGCCAGAGTTAATTCTAGATCTACATTAGCGGTTCCATCAAAAGACACTGCTGGAGAAGTACCATCTCCAGAAATACTAAAGTCTCTAGCAGTTTCTAATTTTATTGCAGTGGATGCAGCACCAGTTAAAGATCCGTTGAAATTATTTGCATAAACGGTACTCCATCTGTTGGAAGTTCCTCCAAGATCTACAGTTCCATTTGTTGATGGTAAAAGATTACTATCAACCCTAGCATTAAACGTGACGGTATCTGTCGTTGCATTCCCAAGATCGGTGTTTCCGTTTGCTGAAAGAGTTCCACTAATTGTTACATTATTTGGAAGTCCAATAGTAACCGTGTTTCCAGTAGCACTGGTTTCAATCTCATTAGTTGTGCCAGCAATCGTTAATGTTTCGCTATCAAGATCAATGGCAATTGTTCCAGTATCGGCAGAAATATCAAGATCTTGTGCCGTAACTTGTGCATCAACATAAGCCTTAATAGACTGTTGAGTTGCAAGAGCGGTAGCACTATTTGATGAGAGCGTATCCTGATCTAAAATTGAAGTAACAGTGACGCCACTAGCAAGTTTTAAATTGGAAATTGTAGAAATTCCAGTGGCATTAAAGTTTTGAGTTTCAAGATATGTTGAAAAATCACCGGTTGTTGCACTGATGTCATCAACGCCCAAATCTCCACCAACATTGAGATTTTTTTCTATTCCAACACCACCTTCAACAACAATTGCTCCAGTATCTTTTGATGTTGATTGAGTGGTGTTATTAACAACTAACCTATCGTTAGATGCAATCTGAACGGAATTGCCAGCACTATCTAGTGTTAATGTTCCACTGTTTGTGTATATTGTGCCGCCATCAATTTTAATATTACCAAGTGTTGATATTCCAGTTACAGTTAAATTATCAAATAAACCAGTTTCTATATCCAATGATGATATTGTTGCAACACCTGTTACATTAATATTTGGCGATTGTATTAATTGACCAACGGTTAAATTTTTAGCAATTCCAGCACCACCATCAAGTTGGACAGAACCAGTGTTGACATTTCCAGGAGTATTGTCAGTTGTGCTTGTAAAATTGGCGGTTTCTGAAACATTAAGACCGTCCAAATCTGTGGTTCCATCAACATCAAGATTTGTGGAAATATTAACAGAAGCATTGATGTCTAAATCAGATCCAAAGGTTGTTATTCCAGATATATTAACATTATCTAATTCTGTTTTTCCATCAACATCCAAATCACCATTAGCATCAATGTTTCCTGTAAAAGTAGAAACACCACTGATACTTATTTCATCAATGAAAACCCCACCACTAAATGTGGATACTCCCAAAACATCTAGTAATTGTGTTGGTTGAGTGCTTCCAATACCAACTCTATCACTAACAGTATCATAGTAAAAGATATCCGCACCATCTACAAAACCTGAAGAGTTGTGAAATTGTATCTGCCCAATCGTTCCACCAGCACCAGTGATAATAGCCTCTTCTCTAGACCACAAGACTCCATCAGCAGATTTTGTCAATAGATAACCAGTTTCTCCCGATTCATTGGTGGAATCAAAAAGATTTCCAGTAAGTCTTAGGTCTCCATAAACATGCAACTTTGCTGTCGCCACCGATGTTCCTACACCAACATTACCAGTATCATCTGGATTGATAAATGTTCCACTTGGGGAAGATGAAAATACCGATCCACCTGCACCAACAATTATACTTTCACCCGCAGTTAGAGCAAATGTTGATGTATCAATGTTAAGTTTAGAGGTATTTGTTGAAAAATCATTCGATGAATTAAATAAAATATCTCCTTCGTTTCCTGGAGCAAATACTGTAACCGTAACAGCGACGCCAGGTTGCGTTGTTCCAGTTCCAGTTCCCTGTGCTGTTATTGCTGCACCAACAAAATTAAGTTGAGATGTTGTGCTTAATCCGCCAGTAAGAACTCCTTCATCAAATACACTAATAGCACCAGGAATGATACCACCAGAGTTCGGAATCCAATATCTTTCTCCTGGTCTATCAATAAAACTTACAATAATATACTGCTGCCCAACAGGAAGATCTGGAGATCCTGATGCAGTTGGTGAATCACCAAGATTTGGTTCAGCATCTGCCACCGATAGATAACGATATCTATCATCTCTTAAGGCAGATTGTGGAGTCTTTTTAGAACGACCTGAAATATACTTAGCCATAATATTTTATGTTGTGCTGTTCTCCAGAACACTCATAATAAATTCCATATGAAGTGGTGCAACCTGCCCACCACCAGTATAAGTATGTGCAATACCACTAACAACTCCAGAATTTGTTGTGAAAGTCAATGAAGTTCCCACAGAACCCTCTATACTATCAACAATAAAAGACTTTTGCGGCGATGGAAAAATTGATGTTGTTAAACCACCAGTGAATGATCCGCATGTAAATGCAAGACCACTCATCGTAACTTCATCATTAACATCAAACCCATGAGCAGATGTTGTGGTAATTGTTGTTATTCCCGTAACATTATCATATGATGCCGTGCTGATTGCAACGGCACCACTCTGAATACCACTAATTACGATGGAGTCCGATACTAGAGCAGTCCTTTCTAAGACTAATCTACCATCAATAACAACCAAAGAATCATTTGGTGGTATTTCTGCTTCTTTTATAACTCTAATATTTCTAACATTACCTGCCGTTTTTGTCGCTACACTAGTTCTTCTGTGGGTGAAAGTAAATGATGGATATGTTCCGATTCCTACATTGGCAACAGATGCATAAAGGACAATTGCAGATGTTCCAGTGGGTGCAGTATAAACAGTCTGTTCACCTGGTGCAACAGGAACTGCTATTGTAAGAAATTTGTTAAGTGGTGCGACTGCCATATTATCTCAATGCAAGTATTAGTGGTGTAACTTCTGCCTGAATTGCTCTACTAAAATCTCTTCCTCTAATAGTTGATGTTGTCTGATCAACTTGAATTCCAGATCCAATATCAAAATTACCTTTTTGATCTGTGCTAGTAAACGGAATTTGTGCTCCATCAATGGCAACAACTTCGTTTGCCTTAATTGGAACTGCACCCTGAAAGGGTAGTGATGTATTTATGCTAGTGCCAGTACCAATATATTCAAAAGAATGTGAACTTGTTAGAATACGACTAATTCTCTTAAAGTCAATTGGATCATTCTGGAATAATTCATAAGGGACAAATTCATTGAAGGTAATTGTACTAATACCAGACACATTCTCAGTTGCTTCAGAAATGGTAAAGTATATTGGTTCCATCACCGCTGTGGCAAGACCAGTATTTCCATCAATATCAATAACAATATTTTGTGTTGATAGATAATTTCTTCCGGAATTGATCACATCAATTTCTGTTATACTACCATCATCACCTATGGTCGCACTTGCTTCAGCAATAATTCCCTGTGGACCTTTTGGTTCTAGAGTATCATCACTATCTCTTACAATAACACTTGGCGGATTTGCCTGACTATATCCAGATCCTCCATTTGTTACTGTGACTGATGAAAGTCTTTGCAGTGGTGCCGTAATTCTTCCAGAACCAACAGCGTCTGGATAGTTGTCTAGGTTAATCTTAAACCATACTGCCTGCCCATCATAAGGTCTTCTGTACGTGCCAGAAGTATCAGATACAGCACTACCAACGATAGTATCAACCTCTGCACTGGTGTTCACATTTACGAGACCAGTGTATTCTGTTGATCCTAAACCAACGGCATACAATCCAAAATTGCCAAAAGATGAGTTTGAGTTTGTTAGGTCACAAGAACCACCAGTAGCCGCATAGATTCCAATATCACAGTTAATAGTAAATATAGAAACCAATTGTGCATATCCATTATTTGTAATGGAAACACCAATACCATTTTCATTATATTGAGTGAATGAATCGCAGACCATTGATTTTAAATCTGCTCCAGGAACCGATGCGGTTGCATGATTTCCATCAATCTTCATACCAATACTCTTGGTCATGAAATTTGTGCAATTGCGAATATATGGTGATCTCCATCTTCCACTAGATCCTTCATCTGTCGGACCCAATTGAATATATCCAGTGTTTGCTTGGTCAGCAACTTCTGTTGGTGGGAAGGCAATCGCTGCTGCTCCAGTATGTGCAACAGAAACACTAGATCCTGCAAAGTTTAAGTTTTCAACTAAGCATCCTCTTCTCACGTGGAAAACATCTTTTGTGACATTGCTAGGGACAATTGTAACTAATCTTAGGTCTTGTCCCGTCACCGTTACGTCTGTACGGAGACCAATTGGATTATTTTCAGTATAGATTCCAGGTCTAATTACAATCGTATCTCCCTCTTGTGCAACGGTTGCAGCAGCACCAACAGTTGCCTTTGCATCACCTTCCAATAATCCACTGTTAGAATCATTTCCGTCTTTAGTAACCCAAATTGTATTTTGCGTTTCTACACCAGCTGGTCTCCATGAGACTCCAGTTCCAACTGATGCTAAACGATAATCTTTTGACGCTGGACCAACGCTACCATTAAGATCAATGAGAGATGAATCAAGTTCTATGGTATTTCTAAACAGAGACGTTCCATCTACATCTAGTGTGTTATTAAGTGTTGTGGCACCATCAACATCTAATGTTGAATTTAGAGTAGATGCACCATCAACATCTAAAGTGCTATTGAGTGTCGTCGCACCGTCAACATCCAGTGTAGAGTTCAAAGTGGTTCCACCATCAACATCTAATGTTGAATTTAGAGTAGATGCGCCATCAACATCTAAAGTGCTATTGAGTGTAGTAGCACCGTCAACGTCCAGTGTATTGTTAAGTGTTGTGGCACCATCAACATCAAGATTTTGATCTATAAATGTATTTCCAACAATTGTTACTATTCCAGTGAATCTTGAACCTCCAACAACATCTAAAGTTACGCCAGGAACACTAGATCCAATGCCAACGTTTGTCATTCTGTAAATCGATGCATTGGCACCTATTCCAGAATAACCCCATAAATCTTGTGTTTGTATATCCGCAATGAATAGTGGATTACTCGTATTTGGTACTGGAATAGTGGTATCAGTTCCAAGTCCAAAACTATTAATCTGTCTGAAATTTAATACAGTAAATGATTGAGCGGCACCAGCTGTCGGAATATAAACTCCTTCATCCTGCACAAAAATACCTTCAGTAAAACTTGGTTCTACATCGGTCCATCTGATACCAAACTCATCTCTTTGAAGATATGCTCCATTAGCACCAGGATATCCGACAGAATCATAAAGATTTCTTCTAACCGATATTGTTTCTAGATCAAGACTTAATTTTCCTTGAGTGGAATCATTGAGAGAATTAACTCCAACACCAGGATTTACTGTTCCTATCCCTACAGTACCAAGACCAGTAATTACGACTGTGCTGTCTTCATCCGAATTAAACTGAAGTTTTTGTTGTGGGGTTGCAGTGAATATACCAACTTTTTCTGTTATTGCATCAACATTAAATGCTTGTCCATTTTCACCAACTCTAAGTCTTCTAACAATCGATATAGCATCAACATTAAATTCACCTTCAATGGTGACATCTTTTTCAAAAGTTGCATCACCCTTAAACAGAGAAGTTGCACTGAATTCGGCAATACCATAAACATATAGATTCTCAAATACATTATTACCAACATTTACGGATCTTATGTTGTCTGGAATTGCCATTTCTTATTACCCAAAAAGTTTTTTCGCTACTTCTGCACCGACTTTGGCAGCAGCTGCCAATGGAGAACCAGAGGCAATAAGTGCAAGGTCAGAAACCAAAGTTCCGTCAAATGCCT